GCACCAGGGCTTTGATCTGATCCGGGGTAAGTTCCATCGTTTGATCTCCGTTTGTAGACGCGCGAAATTGCGCTGATGGAGTATATGGTGTCTGAGTGTGTGGTGTCAAGGGTGGAAGTGTGTGGTGTTAAGGATGGGAATGTGCGATGTTAAAGAATGGAAGCGTTTATGTGCAAATTAGCTAGATTTTGCGACGGAAAACTGGTTCACAGTGGGGGGTTTGCTACGAAAAAGGCAACTTTTTCGCCGAAATTTCGTGTCAAATGGGGCATTCCGTGCGAAAAAGATAGCGAAAATCGGGGTTTTTTGGTTAATATATTCTAGCTAATTGGACTATAGATTTTACTAGGCAAAAATAGATTTTTCGCGAAAAAACGTAGGCATTTTGTAAGTGCTTGAAAAATAACAACTAGCTAGCTGGCTAGGCAACTATCTAGGCAGCGAAAATCAGAGGAAGGGATTTTTTTTGGGGGGTGCGGCTCTTCGTCCATTTTTTCTCGTGGAGGCTCCTGGGGGTTTGGTGGTTAATAATAATGTAAGCTACCCTCTAACATATATATATAGTCCACCCCTCCCCTGGGAATCCTGCCTAATCGCAATGGAATCATGGAGTTGCAAGCGATTTCTTATGTGATTTCTACCACTTTTTTACATTTATAGCTAGACCACTTGATTCGTGTCGATTATGACATGAAGCTCGGGATTGTAAGCTGATCGGTAAGCAGGCAGCCTCGGCCCCCCGGCGAATGGTTAGGGTCTTTCCCCCCGCTTCGCGATCCAACGCGCGTAAGGGTGAAAAAAAGGCCCTTTCGGGCCTTAGGTGTTGATGTAGCTTTGTATTATGTATAAGAAAAGGTTGTCTTTGTATTTGCGCGTATGCACGATTGCCGCTTCTACGAATGCCTCGCTAAGATGATCCCCGTACCATGTACGGTGGTAGTTGTATCTGTACGGCCTCGCGTTGTACGCACCAAACGCCGTTCCAATCTGGTTTTTGATGAACAAGCTCATGGTCGATTCCTTTAGGAAAAAGCCCGGCCTGTACTAGCGCCGGGCCAGTTTCTACAGTCTGAAAAACTTGAAGCGTTCGTCGTAGGCTGCGCCGCGCATGGTTAGCATCGTTTTTTCCTGCACGGCGTTCTTGAACTGCCAGAACACGCGCCGCGCCGGAGGCATTCCTACACGCTTGACGATGATTAGGTAGTTACCGTATTCGTCGCGGAACACGCCTTCGACTATCGTCTTTTTCAGATCCATGAGAAAAAACCACCCGGTTTCCCGGGTGGTCCCTAGTGGAAGTTAGAGATACCGAACACGCTTGCCCGTACCGGGCATGCCGGACTTCTCGGCGCTAGTCCAGAACAGTTGGCCACCGAATCTACGCGACCGACCGATCCAGAGTTTCGCTTCGCCACCGTGCCGTGCCGGATCTCCGCCTCCCGTATCCCCGTTCCGCATGGCAAATTCTTCTGGCCAACGGATCGCAGGGTCGTCCTTCATCGCAGCCTGAGCACGCTTGTAAAGCTCCCGCGCGCCCTTGTCACCAACCGTGAAAAGGTTGACCCTGACCGCGCGCGGGCTCGCCTCACCGGGCTTGAGCAATTGCAGCCCAAGCTCGCCTTTGGTGTTCACGCGCAGCAGTACGGATACTTGCTCCTGAATCGTTGCCATTTGGCAATCCTTCAGGCCGCTTGTTAAAGAACGGGGAGCGCGGCCAGACTTCACCCGCTCCGAACGGCAATGCGCCGTTCATAGGTTTAGACTGGCACTATAGCCAAAGGTTCAATCAAGCATAGTAGCGGGGTAGGGAGTATAGTGGATCGCAACGCGCCGACCCCCAGGGGGGGATACCCCACTCTCTCATAGCTCCGGCTAAAAATCCAATTTTATACCTTTTTACTCCTTTATCATAAAATCCCACTCTCTCATAGCTCCGGCCAAAAATCCAATTTTATACCTTTTCCCACTTTCCCCTATACTTTAATACCTCTTGACAACCTCCAAACTCTCCGATACGTTAAACCCCAAATGCCAGCGCTCACTCACACCCAAGCCACAAAGTGGTCCACTCGTTTAGCTCTTGATATTGCACTACAATTGTCCGATTCGGACGCCTTCGACCTCGGCGAAATCCTCGCCTTTCACAAGCTCACCGAACCCGAACTGGTCAAGATCGCAGCCGACCCGCTGTTTCAGCGACAAGTTCAGCAGTTTCGAGACGAGATCCGTGATAAAGGCCTGGGATTTCGCACGAAGTGCAAGATCATGGCCGACGAAGTGCTTAAAACAACGTGGTCTCTTGTCCACGATCAGGATACCTCACCCGCCGTCCGTGCCGATTTGATTAAGTCCCTGGTGCGATGGGCGGACCTGGAGCCCAAGGATAAAGCGGGTATCGGGGGAGACGTGGGGGGTGTCAAGATAACGATAAATCTCGGACCCCGAGAGGAAGGTCGGGTGATTGAGGGTGGTTAAGGTATTTGCTTCGACTATTGAGCTGGTTCATGCGCTGCAGGAACTTTTCCAGCGGTATGGTGTCTCCTTCAAGGTTGTCCGGTCGAAATCGAGGAAGAACGATGGGTGGTGGGTGTTCTACGCTAAACATTGACGAGGAAGTTCTTAAATATATGGGTATCTGGGAGTGTCGCCATTGTGGGGCTAGGGCGGAGTATCGACACTGGCATGGGGATAACTATATGAAAGACTTCTGGTTATGTGACACGTGTTGTAAGTTTTTGGCGGATCGCATGTTGCTGCAGTACGATCTTGTCGATAAGCAGACTCGCGTTTAGTTAGGGGTTTATTATTTAGTTAGGGGTTTAGTGTTTAGTTAGGGGTTTTTAGTTAGGGGTTTATTATTTAGTTAGGGGTTTAGTGTTTAGTTAGGGGTTTAGTGTTTAGTTAGGGGTTTAGTGCTTAGTTAGGGGTTTAGTGCTTAATATTGATTATACGCCGCCAGCGACCGTGCTCGCGTTTATGAAGTCCGACGCGAAGTTTCGGGCGATCAAGGGGCCGGTGGGGTCGGGCAAGAGCGTGGGGATGTGCTTCGAGATCGTCCGGCGGGCGTGTGAGCAGCAGCCGGGGGCGGAGGGGAAGCGGCGGAGCCGGTGGCTGGTGGTGCGGGAGACCGCGCGGCAGTTGCAGGATACGACGATCAAGACGTGGCTGGACTGGTTCCCGCCGGGGGCGTGCGGGGAGTGGCATAAAACGATCAAGACGTACTTCCTGAAGGTGGGGGATGTGGAGGCGGAGGTGATGTTTCGGGGGTTGGACGATCCGGACGATCTGTCTAACTTACTCTCTCTTGAGGTGACAGGAGCGTGGATCAATGAGTGTCGAGATATTCCTAAAGAAATCGTTGATGGCATTTCTAAGAGAATTGGGCGGTATCCCTCAAGTCGTGATGGTGGCCCTAGCTGGTTTGGGATATTTGCTGATACGAACCCCCCTGTTATTGATACTTACTGGTATTACGTCTTTGAGCATATTGATCCTGCGGATGGCGTCAGCCCTTGGGATAATGGATGGGAAGTATTCCATCAGCCGTCGGGACGGAGCCCCCTAGCGGAGAATGTTGAGCACTTACCGGAGGACTATTATGATATCACCGGACGAGATCCAGAGTATATTCGCGTCTACGTCGATGGCGAGTACGGACACTCCCTCGCAGGCAAGCCCGTCTTCCGATACTTCAACACAGACTATCATATTTCCAAAAACGAACTTAGACCCATCGTATCAGCACTACATCCCCTTATCATTGGAATGGACCTTGGGCTGACTCCGGCTGCGGTGATTGGGCAGTTGGACCCGAGGGGGCGGGCGCTGGTGCTGGCGGAGGCGACGGGGTTCGATATGGGGGTGCAGCGATTCTGCGCGACCATCCTGCGACCCTTGCTGGCGCAGCGGTTTCCGGGGCATCCGGTGCTGATTGTATGCGACCCGGCGGGGGTGCAGCGGGCGCAGAGTGATGAGAAAAGCGCGGTTGATATCATCAAGGCGCTTGGGTTTAAGGTTGTCCCGGCCAAGACGAACGCGCTGGCAGCGCGGATTAACGCGGTGGATGACTTCCTGCTGAGGCAGGTGGATGGGTCGGCGGCGATCCTCATTGATCCCCGCTGTACGGCGCTCAAGGCGGCGCTGATTGGGGGGTATCGGTTCAAGCTGCGCAAGCAGAGTCAGGAGTACGAG